ATCTTCAGAATATTATTGATTCGTCTTTGGATAAGGAAGAGCGTAACTGGGAGCGTAGCCAGCGTAGGGAGAACTTTAGAGCGAATGTAGAGATTGATTCTAATATCAAAAAGTTTGTGGATTCTGGGGCAAATCTATTAGATGACGCTATTGTTCCTAGTATTGTAGCCGAGGTAATGAAAACTAATCCTAATGCTGATATTGCTAGTGTTACACAGACAACTAGAGAGAAAATGGCACAGGTTTCTGCTCCAGATCAAGAGCAAGCAATAAATTTTGTTTACGAGCTTGCAAAAACAAATCCAGAGCAGGCTATTGAGTTTCTTAATAGTGCCGAAGGAGTATCTATTTCTTGGCAAGCCAGTCAGCAGTTAAAACAATCTCTTACAAAGGCTAACGATAACTTGCAGTTAATTAACAGCCCCGCTTCTAATTCTTATTATAAACTGCTGTCTGACGGCTTTAAAACAAATACAATGTTTGAGTCTATGACGGAATCCGAACAAGAAGTATTTGTTCTTAACTCTAGGGCTGTTTTCGATTCTAATGTCGCTTCCTATATTGAGAGTCTTGACCCAGCGATGCCTAACACAGAAGTCAATAAGTTATTGCGTCAAGAGCTTCCTAAAATTACAGAAAAAACTAAAAACGATTTGTTTAAGGTGCAGAACCAAAAAGCTCTGGAAACACAGGCGTATTTAAGCCCTCGCTTAAAAAATGAAATTAAAACTGGTGCTCAAGACCCTAAAGTAAACCCAGTAGCCGAATGGAAGCTTGCTTCTCTTGTGTTTCCAAATACCAACCCAAACCCTAATGAGATTCTTTTGTCCCGTTGGGGTCGCCTAGAACAGCTACAGAACCAGCTAGATGTAACAGCCCAAGGAACAAAAATTCCAGAGTTTAAACCAGAACAAGCTTTAAGGGAGCAGGGGGAACTAAAGCAATTTATGGCTAATAAGTCGCAAAACTATTTGACCCAGCTTTCTAAGCTTATTAATGCTGGTGGTGTTGAGGTTGCTGATATGTTTAGTGACACCCCAGCTACTTATGAATTTTATCCTTTCAGCCCAGAACAGACGGAAAAGTACAATGCCGACTACCTCAAGATCAAAAGTCGCATGGGCTTTTCGTCTACAGAGCTTTCAAGCGGTGTTACGTCTGATGGTATTAAGTTTGACCCTAAGACCCTGTCTACTGATGGAACGCTATTCTTTAAGTCTACTGCTGAAAGAGTTAAGGCTTGGGAAGATTACAGGAACGCAGTAAGGACTGATGCCAATGGATTCACTACTTTTGAGGGGTCTGCCCAAGGCTATTATATTCAAACTTTGATTGACTTGTATGGACTTAAAGACGAAGATTCCTTAAACAACTTTATTGCTAACCAGAAACTCAAGCTAGAACTACTAGGAAAATAATTATGGCTTTATTGTCTGAAAGCGAGCTACCCTCCTTAAACGCCCCTGTACAGCCTATGGGTGCAACAGAGCCTCAAGTACCTATGGCTCCAGCCCCAGATGCGGAAGAGGGTGTTCTAGTCACAGCTAATAGGATTGGGACGGCTTTCTTAAGGGGTGGGGCTAAAGGTATTGGTGAGATTGCCCAAGTAGCCTCTTTCGGTAAGATTGATGACAATTTCTTGAATGTGTTTGGTGAAAGCCAGACTGGAGGCGAGGAGCTTGCTGAAGGCATCGGTAATTTTGCTGTAGGCTTCCTCCCTGCTGTGGGTGTACTGGGGAAGGTGGCTACAGCGACCAAGGCTCTTAAGGGGGTTGCGATGGCTGATGCAGTTGGTTCGGTGCTTTCCAATAAGTTTGCACGGGGAACGATTGCTGGTGCTATTACAGACTTCGGGTTCTTCGATGAGCATACTAAAAGACTTTCAAACATCGCTGAAGAAGCTGGTATTCCTTTTGCTGACCTGCTGGCCCAAAGCGATTCTGACAGCGAGTTCGTTGCACGACTAAAATCGGCTTCAGAGGGGGTTCTTCTTGGCGGTGCAACCGAGCTATTTATGGGTTCTGCTAAAGCCTTGTTTACGGCCAACAAAATGAAGCTGGCTGGTAAGTCTGCCAAGGAGGTTGTAGAGGCTCTTAAGAAAGACCCCTCAATCCAAGGGTCAATCAACATTCTGCGTACCGCTGAAGAAGATGCTCTAGCCCAAGCTAAAGCTGTCCCGGCCTTGGCTACCGAAATGCAACCAAACATGAAGAAAGGTGCAAGACCAGACAGAGAACTTGGTGCTAACGCTGTCCCTGTACCTGTTACTTCTGCTCCTATTAGTGAAGCCCAGCTAGGAAAGCTGTTTAATGTGTACTTGTCGGGTAATGGAGAGCTAGTGGGTGAAGATATTGCCCGTGAAGCCCCAGAGATTATTACAAGCATCAAGAACCTTAAAACTGGCAAGGATGCTGAAGAATGGTTTGGTTCTTTTGCTTCAGCTTTTGAGGGATTCCTTAAGAACCGCAAGGGCGGGGTACTCCCAGACGCAGTAAGGGCTGAAAAAGGTCTTAACTACCTTAAAGAAACCCTAGATGCCCGTGGTTTTGAAACCATTTTAGGCGGTGCTAGATCATCTGCCCAGTTTGCCAGCCAGTTGCCCGTACTCACCGAGGCTTACAAGGTAGCAAACACCCTATTTCATACTGCTTCAAAGAACGCTGTTGATGAGTTTCTGGCTGAAATGCCTAAATTTAAGGGTTTTGCTGGCACAGCCAAGGCTCTAGCTGGTGAACTTCCTCCCTCTGCTCGTAGCTTCCTTCAGATTTTAGAAGCCCAGAAAGCCATGTCTGGATACATCAAACAGATCGGAGCTGGTGCATCGAGGACGTTGCGTGTGTTTAGGAAAGACAACACAGCACAAGCCGTAGAAGAGATTCTAGGTTCGGGAAGAGAGTTTATTGGTAAGGATGCCCAAGCTTTAATGGGAGCTGTCAACTCAAAAGGTGGTCTAAGGAGACTTGAGGACTTGGCTATGAAGATCAAGCTGGCTGGCGACAACGAGGTTGCATTTACAAAGCTTGTAGATGGTACTCGTACTGGGCTGGACAGGCTGGCTACTTACACAATCAACGCCATGTTGAGCAAGGTTAGTACCTTTGCCACTATTCAGTTTGCCAGTAATAGCCTTACAAGCCTTTATTTGCCTTTAGAACGTGCAACAGGGGCTTTGTTTAGGGGTGACCTAGCCGAGTCGAAAAACTCTTTACGAGTCATTGGTTATTACAATCGTTTAGCCGGGGAAGCCCGTAACTGGTTTGTAAAGTCACTTAAAGAAGGACAAAGCTTTATTGGGTCTGAGAGTTCTGTTGCAGAAGCAGGTAAACAACAGGTTTTGGGTGGCGTGAAGTATCTCGAAACCAACGCCCCCATGCTTGCCAAGGCTCTGAATGGTATTGATGTGTTGTTGACTAGCCCAACTAGGTTTATGCAAGCTGTAGACGAAGGATTTAAACAGCTTCATGTTCGTGCGTCTGCTTCAGCCTACCTTCATGGTGAAGCTCTTGAAAAAGGAATTAAAGACCCCGCCCAGATTGTTGCCTATGTAGAAGAAGGACTAGCCAAGTTAGTCACGCAAGAAGGGGCTTTAAATAGCGAGCTGGCAATCCGTCAGCAAGCCCAGCGTATCGGTAAGGCTAGGGGGCTGAACAAGTTTGACATCGCAGACCTAGAAAACAATATGGTTTCTGAGTACCAACCTAAACTTTCAAGAATTGAAAGCCTTGCTAAAGACTTTAGCCAAGAGGCCACATTTACTAGGCAGGGGGTGTTAAGTGCTGACGGCAAGACCTATGAAAAAGGTTTTTCTCAGTTAGTTAGCAATATTGCAAGTTCTTCTCCCTTGGTTCGCCTTGTTGCACTTCCTTTTGTTAATACGCCCATGAATCTAATGAAGATGGTGGGGCAAAGGCTTTTCCCAAGTATCACTACCAATATCCCCGGCATTAAGGGGTTTCATAAGCAACTTATTAACGATATGGCTTCTGGAGACCCAGCTAGGATGGCATCGGCAGAAGGTCGCATCATTATGGGTAATCTGCTTTCTGTAGGTGCGTTGATGACCGCTGGTTCTGGTGCAATTACTGGTTCTGGCCCTAGAGACCCAGAAGAACTTAAGCTTCTTACTCAAACTGGCTGGCAAGCTAATTCCTTCCGCATCCCTACTCCTAATGGAGATACTTACATTTCCTACGCCAAGCTAGACCCCTTTGCCAGCTTCCTTGGCCTTACGGCTGATTTCGTAGACAAGATGAGCCAGTTGAGCGAAAACCACAGGCAGGACGGGTTACAGATGTTTGCTACAGCTATCGGTATTGCTTTCGCCAAGAACGTAACTAACAAGACCTACCTAGCTTCCCTTAAGCAGTTTGACGAAGCCATCTCGCAACCAGACAGGTTTATGGAGAAGTTTGTACAGACAAAGGTTGGAGCTATGGTTCCTTCTGCAATCGGTGGTTTGGCTCCCTTGTTCAACAACGAAGAGCTTGCCGAAGTCCGTAGCATCGGTGACGCTATTCTTGCCAGAATCCCCGGAGCCAACGCTGTAGAGAGCAAGCGTAATATGCTGGGCGAGAAAATCACCCGCAACTCACCTTCTATTGTTGATTACCTTGTTCCTACTGCGGTGTCTAAAGACAAGAATGACGCAGTTATAAACGAGCTTTCTAGGCTCCAGCACGGCTTCCGCAACCCCAGCACAAAGCTAAACGGGCTTGAACTGCTAGACTATTCTATGGAAAATGGACAAACCGCTTACGACCGCTACATGGAACTTACTGGGCAAGTTAAACTAGCTGGCAAGACGCTACGCCAAAGCTTAGACAAGCTAATCAAAAGCAACCAGTACCAGAGGTTGCCAGAAGATCGGCTTTATTCTGTTGATGATTCCCCACGGATTTCTGAAATTAAGAAAGTAGTCAACAAGTACCGCCAACAGGCTAGGCTTCAGCTACAGCGTGAGCTTCCCAAGGTTAGACAGCAACTCCGAGTTGTTGAACAGATTAAGGAAGGAAGAAGGTCTGGTAGGAGTGTTGAAGGCTTGATTGAGTCGCTACAAGGGGTTTAAGCCGTGGCTAATTCATACGTTACTTTTACAACTACTGCGGGTACCGCCCTAACAGAGTATGTAATTCCGTTTGCGTTCTTTAAAAAAGAAGATGTTAAAGTTAAGTCGGTTAGACAAAATGGAACAGTTTTATCTTGGACTTATCTAGAAGAAGCATATTTTACTGCTAATCAATCTAATTTAGCTTTTGGAAATTATTGTGTTGTTTTTGAGAACGGGCAGAACAAAATTAAGTTTATACAGGCAACAATAACTTATTATGTAACTATTTTTAGAAGAACTTCTGACACACTACTTAATTTTTCTAATGGAAGCACACTTCAAGCTGACGATTTAAATAAATTAGCTTTATTAAATATTTATACTACCGAAGAGTCTTTTGATGCTTCTATAATTAATACTTTTGATTCGCAGTTATTTACAAAATTTGACAAAAGTGGCGGGACTATTACTGGTAATGTAGATATTTCTAATGGGGTTTTGAATGTTCCAGTTTTATTCGTAACAAATGAAGCCTCGCAAGCATATATTAGTACTAATAGAATTAATATGATAGGAGGCACAATAACTGGAGTTCCCGTACCAATTAATGCTACTGATGTTGCAAATAAATCTTATGTAGATACTGCGGTTAGTGCTGGAGGTGGTGGAGGAGGCGGTGGCCCTGTTACTATTGAAGCTGATTCAATTACTAATGCTATGTTGAGAAAAGTGGCTGGACAAGAGGCGGTAGGAACGACAGCAATTCAAGCTCAAGCCGTAACTGCTAGCAAATTGTATGCAGGAGGCGATTTTGCTGGGGCAGTAACTACCAATACAATTAGAGGTTCGGCTGTAACAGCAACCAAATTGGCTACTGATTCTGTTATTGCTTCAAAAATACAAAATGGAGCTGTAACCGCTAATAAGCTAGCTACTGATTCTGTTACTACCACAAAAATAGAAAATGGAGCAGTAACCGCTGATAAACTAGCTCCAAATATTTTTACAGGTTCAGCTATTTTAGATAACACTCTTTCTGTTACAAAATTAAAAGAATTTCCAATTTCCTATAACGAACAAATTATTAACCCGACAAAAAAAGATGTTACTATAAACGGAAATGTAATTCTTAGCGTTACTCCAACTCCTGTAAACAGTTATCAAACACAAACAGCAATAAATACTGTAGGAAACATTCGTTGTAATCAAGTTTATGAAAAAACTATACCAGATGACGGACAAGCATATAAACTACAATACAACCAAGAATTTTTGTATAAGCAAGGTGAGTTAAAAATTTCTGTTGCAGGAGATTCAAGACAATTTACACACGAAAGTTTGGCTAAATATGACGAACAGCCTTTAGTGTTTAAAAGGGGAAGCCTAGCAAACGGATATTCTTCATTTCAAATTTTAGTTAAACCAAAAGATTTAAGTATTGGAGCTATTACTTTGGCCCATTTAGGTAGATTTGGAATTTTAAATAGTGGACAAGGAAACGCAGAAACTAATTTTGCAAATTCTGAAATAATAAAAAACACAATTTCAAACATTAGATTTAATAAAATGTCTGCTAACGACAATCCAATAGGTTTAGACGCAAATACAGGTGTTTTTAGTTTTTTGCGTTCTCAAAATTATACTATAAAATATAAAATTACTCTGACTGGACATTTATATGCTCCAGTTGCAGGTAATATGACTATTAGACCTATATCTGATGGAATAGGCTCTTATGCTCCTCCTCCATATAACCAACCAGCTAATTTACAAACATTACAAAGTAGTGCAGAAGCATCAAAAATTAAAACTCATTTTTTCTCTGTAACTTCTATTTTAACATTACCATTTTCGGGAGAAGGAAACGTGTCAACTTGGGATATACCAGTTCAGTATTATTTTAATACAAGTTCTTCATCAACTTTATCTAGATGGGGGCATGAATTTGTTGGCGTTTGGCACAGCCCCGGTGTTTCTAGTGCTCTTCCTGAAGCGTGGCAAAGTTCCGCTGGGAGTCCGTCTGCTGTTGTTGCTAACGACCACGCAGTTCAAATATGTATAGAAAAAGTAGCATCAACACCATTTGAATTTTAAATGAGCGAAGAACTACAGCGTGATATAGGAAGAATAGAGGGCAAGATTGACTCTATTTTAGCTAATCAAGACGAGTTTAAGTACACTTTTGAGAAACACGACACTCGTTTACATAAGCTAGAAGGCTCTCAAATGAAAGCTATGGGTGCATTTGGAGTGCTGGTATTCGGGTTGAATTGGGCATGGGATTACTTGAAAAGTAAACTATGAGTGACGAAGTTTCAAAAATCATGGAGGAGCTTCACGTTGAGCTTGCCAACGAGTTCTTGAGGCGGGTTAAGATGGGTGATGCAACACCAGCCGACCTAAACGGGGCTAGGCAGTTCTTAAGAGATAACGGAATTGATGCAGTTGCGTTGCGAGGCTCCCCTCTTCAAAAACTAGCTATGGTATTGCCTTTTGAGGAGCAACAGCTAATAGAAGCTCCAGCCAAGACTTTCAGCTTGCCAGCACCCGACCAAGTAGATAAGGCTGTATCTTTATGAAAGCACGGGATTACAAAAAAGAATACAGGGAGTACCACGGAAATTCCTTGCAAATTAAGCACCGGGCTAAACGCAACTCTGCCCGAAGGCTAATGATTCGTAAGCATGGTAAATCAAAGCTTAAGGGCAAGGATGTAGACCACAAAGACGGAAACCCCATGAACAACTCCCACGGAAACTTACGCATTACTTCTATTAAATACAACAGAGCCAAACATTAGGTTCAGTAAAACACAAGGCGGTTCATGCAACTAGACCCCAGACTAAAAGACTTTCGTAATTTTTTATACATGGCTTGGGGGCATCTAGGTCTCCCTACTCCTACAAAGGTTCAATACCAGATTGCCGAGTACCTTCAGCACGGGCCAAAGCGGTGTGTCATCCAAGCCTTCCGAGGGTGCGGTAAAAGCTATGTATCCGCTGGGTATGTGCTGTGGAGGCTTCTTCTTGACCCCAAGCTAAACTTCTTGGTTATCTCGGCCAGCAAAAGCCGTTCTGACGATTTTTCTACTTTTTGCTTGCGTCTATTAAGCGAGATGCCCCTGCTCG